GAGCAGATTGTCATACAAAATCTCATCAACGCCTTAAACATACCACAGGGTTCAAAGCCCGGCAATCCAAAATACGGAACAACTATTTGGAGCTTTATTTTTGAACCCAATGATGTTGAAACTCAGGGTGCCGTCGAAACAGAAATACGTAGAATTGGATCACTAGATCCTAGAATAACGCTCAATGCTATCACTTCTTATCCCAAGGACAACGGTATTTTAGTTGAAGTAGAGTTTGCAGTAACACCCTTCAACAACGTTAGAACACTTCAAATTTTGTTTGACTCAGCTACGAATTCCGCATCAACTCAGTAAAAAACGCCATTTTTCTTAATGATAAATACATTATTAAGAGACTAAACCTATGGCAACAAGTTCAAGACAATCAAATATCTTTGGTGTAAACGACTGGAAATCAATCTATAAAAACTATAGCCAAGCGGATTTCCAAAGCTATGACTACGAAACACTACGTAAAGTTTTCGTGGATTATCTGCGTTCTAACCACCCTGAAACCTTCAACGACTATGTTGAATCTAGTGAATACGTAGCATTACTGGACGTTATCGCTTATATGGGTCAAGCTCTAGCCTTTCGTAATGACTTAAACACCCGTGAGAATTTCATTGATACTGCGGAACGAAGAGACTCTGTAATCAAGTTAGCAAATCTTGTAGGTTATACTCCTAAGAGAAACTTGTCTGGACAGGGATTTGTGAAAATCACCAACATTTCTACCACTGAGCAATTACGAGATATTAATAACGTTAACCTTAATAACTTAACAGTCATTTGGAATGACGTTGCGAACCCTAACTGGCAACAACAATTCAATACAATTTTGAATGCTGCATTAATTAATGCGCAACGAATAGGCAAGCCAGGACATTCATCTAGTATAGCTGATATAAAAACTGATGAGTACAGTATCCAACTTGGAAGAAACACCAGACCAGTGTTCCCCTTCACCGCTTCAATCAACAACGTGGGCATGACATTTGAATGTGTTAGTGTTTCGGGAGTAAACTCTAGCAGTCTAGTCGAACAGAATCCGGGAAATACAACAAACTTCAACCTACTGTATCGTAATGATTTGTTAGGCTACGGTAGTCCAAACACCGGGTTCTTTTTGTACTTTAAACAAGGTACGCTACAAACATACCCCTTTAGTTTATCTAACCAACTAGCGAATCAAACAGTTGATGTACCTATTTTAGGAATCAATAATGAAGATACTTGGCTATACAAAGTTGATCCAATAACAGGAACCTTAGCTGAGTGGGATAAAGTAGACAGTATCTATTCGTCTACTTCTACTAAGTCAGTTAACAAAACAGTGTTTGGGGTAACATCGGGATTCAATGACCAAATTACATTAAACTTCGGTGACGGGGTTTTTGGTGAGATTCCAGTTGGTGACTTTACTACATTCGTTCGAGCAACATCAGCTTCAACTTATACAATTGATCCTAGTGAATTTCAAGGCATCACTATACAAATCCCGTATTTGAGTGCAAGCAATCGTACAGAAATTTTGTCTATTGGTATTGAACTAACGTTACCGGTAACTAATGCCCAAGCTAGAGAAACTCTAGTGAATATCAAAGAACGTGCCCCACAACGATATTACACTCAAAATCGTATGGTAAACGGAGAAGACTATAACAACTTCCCATTCACTTTATATAGTTCAATCATTAAGTCAAAAGCACTTAACCGCTCGAGTGTTGGCGTAAGTCGTAACTATGATTTACTTGATCCAAGTGCTCGATATTCAAGCACCAACGACTTTAGTGATGACGGTGGATTATTTCAAATAATCAATGATGGGTTTCATAACTTGACAGTTTCATCTAATAATGATGTTGTTAGGTTCTTAACTGATACTCTTGCTTCTATCTTGAAAAGTAATAGAGCATATCAATTCTATGTCCAAGAGTTTCAACGTTTCACTGGAACATGTGATTCCGGAGACGGAACAGTATTCTGGAATATGACTACTAATGATGCGACTGAATGCACCGGGTTCTTTGCAAGTGTTCTTTCTCCTATAAGTGTTGGTGTGTTTGCTAGTAATAATGTTCGCTATATTACTGAAGGAGCCATGCTTGGCTTTATTCCACCTGACGGGTTTTACTTCGATGAAAACAACCGATTGGTTGCAGGTATCCCGACAGCATCATCAATCACTGTTCTTTGGACGAGTGTGTCAAATGTAGTAGGTGATGGTTCAAATGCAGGCACTGGTAATCTTTCTTCTGGATTAGGTCCAGTGACGTTAACTAACCCTGTTCCTAACGGTGCAATTCTAGTATCTATTGCACCCTCATTCACTAACGTTTTAGGTAACGCATTGATTCAAAACATCATTACTGCTATTACACTGAATCAAAGTTTCACACTTGTATACGATAATACATTATTAGCTAACCAAGAGCGCTGGTCAATGGCTGCATATGACCATCCGTATTATTTTGTTAAGTTTTTAAGTTTAGGAAACAACTCATATCAAGTAACTTACCGCTCAATTGCATATTACTTTGGTAGTGTTTCTAATATTCGTTTTGTATTTGATAGGGACAAAGTTATTTTTGATCCTAAATCAGGTGAGCTGATGAAGGATACCATCACAGTGTTAAAGTGCAATACTCAATACGGTACTCACTATCCGTTTTCGAATGAAGTCAAACTAGAAGTAGTTGACCAAATGATTGAGAGTGACGGATATGTTGATGACTATAGTGTTGAAGTATCAACCTCTGATTTAACTGTACCCGGAACTAATAAGAATCCTGACTTCTTCTATGAAGTTACAGGCTTTAACTACGGTGCAGCAAACCTACAACAATTTGCTTTCTTTAATCAAGTTACAGATACGAACATGTTGACACGATATGAAATGATTGCATCTAGTGATGTAGTTTTTAGTTATGGAACTATTTCTGACATTGCATTAGTCAAGTATGATTATCCAATTGGTCAAATTTTCTATGCAGTTATCGAAAACAAATTTTATAAGAACGTCAAGAACCAAGCATACGCAAATATAGTTGATTTGGTAGTGGCTCCAACATACACCGCACGTTACGGTCGTCAAGGATTGTACTTCCAATACAAACATGTATCGAGTGATACTAACCGTGTTGACCCTGCAACTACTAATATTATTGATTTGTACGTGTTACCACAAGGCTATTATGTTAACTATCAAAATTGGTTATTCGATACTACTAGCAAAGTAGTGGAACCAACTGCACCTACTACAACTGAATTATCGCAAAATTACAGTGAGTTAAATAGTTATAAGATGTTGACAGACAGTATCATTTTGAATTGTGCTAAGTTTAAGCCATTGTTTGGTAGCAAGGCTGAAACCGGACTGCAGGCAAAAATCAAAGTTATTAAAGCAGCAACGACCAATGCAAGCGATAGCGAAATCATTACTTCAGTACTCACAGCTATCAATGCATATTTCAACATCGATAATTGGGACTTTGGTTCTACATTCTACTTCAGTGAGTTAAGCGCATATTTGCATTCACAGATTGGTGATTTAATTAGTTCGGCAATCTTAGTACCAAATGACCCAACATTAAAGTTTGGTGATTTGTATGAGGTAAAATCAGCACCTTACGAAATTTTCGTAAATGCAGCGACAGCGACAGATATCACAGTAATTTCAGCATTGACACCAGCTGAACTAACCCCAGCGGGATAATATAGGTAATATAAATGGCAACAACAGTTAGAACAATTGATTTCTTACCAGAGATTTTTCAAACAACTCCAAACAAACAGTTTCTATCTTCAACGTTAGACACACTAGTACAACAGCCTAACTTTGATAGAGTTCAAGGTTATATTGGTAGTAAGTTTGGTTACGGTGTCAGCGCAACCGACCAATATATTAGAGAACCAAACACAATCAGAACTAATTATCAATTAGAACCTGCAATTATTTTTAATAAGACTGGTACTAAAAAAGCAGTCGATGCAGTGACTTATCCTGGAATCATTGATGCGTTTAAGCTCAACGGAGCAATTACTGATAATCACAATTCATTGTTCTCAAGTGAATTCTACACTTGGGATAGTTTCGTTGATTTAGATAAATTCATCAACTATAGCCAGTACTACTGGTTACCTGAGGGACCTGAACCAGTCACTATCACTAGTGCAGTTAACTACAGTCAACTAACGTTTGGTATTTCTCCGATCGAAAATGCGTACTCTTTTACGTCTACTAAATTTACAATCTCTCAACCTAACCCAGAAATTACATTGGTCAGAGGTGGCACTTACGAGTTTAGCGTAAACCAAGATTCACCCTTCTATATTCAAACTCAACCCGGTACTTTGGGAATTGATGCAGCCAAGCCAAATATTTCAACTAGAGAAGTTTACGGTGTAACAAACAACGGAGCAACCAATGGCACTGTCTTGTTTAATGTACCACTAGCCGACGACCAAAATAACACAATCTATCCGCAAGGATTAGAAGTTGATTTGGTAACGACTTTATCTTTTGCAGACATTCAAGGAAAAAATGTCAGTGAAGTCATTATTGACAGTGTAAGTTTCATCAATGACAAGACCGTCATATTCTATGACAACACAAATGATTCACACTATTATAGAATTGCTTATATTAACAATGGCGAAGGCGCCGAATATATTATTAACTTAACAGAAGCAGGCCTATTACCTGATAACCAGTCAATCTTAGTTAAGTCCGGATCAACCTATATCGGTCGACAGTTTGTTAAACCTACCAGTGGTCAACTGGAATTGATTCCTGTAATCACTGCTAACCTTGACGGTCTATACTATCAAGATGGATCAAATGCAAGTCGAGTAGGCAAGATTAAACTTATCGATCCTAGTTTAGTTGACTACATTGATGTGAATAATATCATTGGTCAAGAAACATATACTAGCCCAAACAAAATCACATTTACTAACGGATTAAAAGTTCAGTTTCAAGGAAATATTGTACCTGAATCTTACACTGAAGACTTATACTATGTCGAAGGTGTTGGTACTGGCATTAAATTGATTCCTGTATCTGAACTCACTGTACCTGAAAAATATAGCGAAGCACTAACTGCGGCATACGATGACTCCACTTATGGGTTCGATGCTATCACATTTGGTGAAACATTCTACGTACCGTTGACACCTGATTACTTGACTATCAATCGTGCATCACTTAACAGAAATGCATGGTCACGCAGCAATAGATGGTTCCACTCAGACGTACTAAAATTATCTATTGCAAATAACGTAATTGCTCCTCAAGCTAGTGCTGCCTTGAACAATTCTGCAAGTATGGCTAAGCGTCCTATTCTTGAATTTTATCCAAACTTAAAATTGTTTAACTACGGTGCAATAGCTAAGGGAATAGTCAACTATATCGATTTTACTGCAACTGATGCAATGAATCAAGCGTCCGGTAAAGTAGCATACAGTCCAGACGGATCAACCTCCGGTTTAGCTGACGGTACCACTGTTATCTTTGCACAAGACAATGATATCAATGTAAGAAACAAAATTTATAAAGCGCAGCTTGAAGAAATTGACGAAGCGAATTCAATTAGTCTTACCGGAGTTGTTAGTAAGAACGGAACTCGTGTTAAGTTTTCAATTGATAGACAAGATGTTCCGCCGACTGTAGGAAGAACCTACGAAGTTTTAGGTAATACAAATAACAATTTTAACCAGTCATGTGTAGTCACTGATAGTTCACACATGTCTG